TGAAGGGCATCCTTGATGTCGGATGCCACTTGTTCAATCGTATCAGCAGAGATAGTTGTGTTTCCAGCAACTGCATCTTCAAGGTATTGATGCAACGCCAGTTCAGCAGGATGATTCATTATGCTACCTCTTCGTCAATCTCAATGTCAACAAGGTCATCAACCATGTCTACATCTTCATCTTCCATCTTTGAGTTAGCCTTTTCAGACCAAGCATTGCTGATGTAAGAGTTATGATTATCTACCCACTCTACGAAGTTAGCAAACATATCATGTTCTGTGTCAGTTACAGACATAGTATTTGTAACATCAAGTGAGAATGAAGGAAGGTAGAACACACTACCGTTTGGCAACTTACGCTCCTGCGTAGTAGCTGTCACGTTGTGATACACTGGTAGACGCTTCATCTTTAACAGCTTGGCGAATACATCACCCATGCTCTTAAATGCATCACGGTTATCAATTTCCCAGATGAAAGGTGTCTCTTCTAATTGAATGTCCTCACCCTTATCATTGACAGGATTGATAAGTTCTACAGTGCCAAACACTGCACGTACACGTTTGATTTCTTTAATCAGAGATTGCATCTTCTCTGGTAACGCTTTGAAATCTTTAATGTAACCAGCAGGTTTACCACAGTTAAAGCCACCATCATTATCCTTCAGGTCAACATCTAAATCATTATTCATTAGTGTTTTCACAAAGCGATTAGGTGTCTTATCCGTACCCTTAATAAAACGCTTCAGCATAAACCGTTGCATATAAGGACGAATCTTTACTGAGTTAGCAAAGTAACTTGAGCCATCTGGAATGTCTAAGCGGTATGTTCCACCACCTACAACTTCCATGTTGACCATCTTACCATTAACCTCAGTCTGACCCATTATAGGCACATGGCTAATGCGCATACGAGCAAGGGTGCTTGAGTTGCCCCCACTAGATGCTTCAGCCGAAATACCCATAGCTTTAGCCATAACGTCAAAGTTATTGGTATCAATTGTTGTTATTTGTGTCATAAATATTTTCTCCTATTTAGTTGAAAGTTTCATAGTTATATCAGGATATGTCCTTCGTGTCAAGCCAATTATCTCCTATTTTTGATTCTAATAATAGTGGTACATTGAATGTGATACCCCATCTAAGTGTAATCAAATCACTTAACTCTTTGTTTGTCTGATGTATTATATCAATAACCTTCCTTTCTTCGTCAGGATGGACATCAATAACAATACTGTCGTGTACTGTATTTACTATACATGACTGCATACTGTCAAGAAGTTTTTCAATATGAAGCAAACAAAGTGGAACAATATCTGCTGTAGCAAATCCCTGCACAGGGTAGTTTTTTATCTGAGTAAAATGTGATACCCTACCAGATGACTTACGAACAACATCTGGAAATGCATATTCCCTGCCAGATGGTATTGTTATCTTCTGTTTACTAATAGCTTCTTTAGCCAGCTTGCTATGCCAATCGGCAACGCCCGTATACTTCTCATTAAAGTGAGTATAGTATTTTGCTTCTGCTTGTGTCCTTCCATAGCCTGTTGCCCCGTAGAGTGGTGCAAACGTATGCGCTTTCGCATCCTGTCTATTCGTAGGCTGACCAGCATCAGTAATAACTTTAGCGGTATATGAGTGTACATCAAATCCAGTAGATACTTCTTCAATTGCTACTCCATCTTGTGATAAAAATGCTGCGGCTCTAAACTCTAGCTGTGCCATATCAGCCTCAAGTATCTTGCCACCTTTAAACCTTGATACAAACACCTTCTTAACAGGGAATGTACCACCTCTTGGCATGTTTTGCATATTAGGGTCTGCACCAGATAGTCTGCCTGTTGCCGTTCTATGCTGAAGTAACCTTACATGCAACTTACCATCTGACTTAGTGTGTGTAGCTATGCCATCTACAAATGATGATAAGTATGTGTCAACGGCAGATAGCCTACGAACTTTAGACAGAAAGTCTACAGCATCATCCATACCCTTTGCACGTGCAGCACCTTCCAGTGTTTCAAGGTTCTGCTTACTTGTGCTAAAACCATTGGCACTAGCCCACTTAGCAGAAGGTGGCTTAAACTTCAATCCAGCCAATTCATCTGTTTCTTTAAACAGAAAACCAACAGAGTCACAGTTCTTACACTTACTTGGCTTTGCAAAGAGTGTGCCATCCTTCTTTACTTTTCGTATATAACCAGTGCCATGACAGTCTGAACATTGCTCTGCCACTGTTTTATATAAACGCTTTGTTCCAATGTTTATTGCTGAACGAAAGTCTACATCATCCATGTAAGGGTCAATGCGATTAGCCCACTCAGTCTTATCTAATACCTTGCGTCCATAAACTACCCAAGATAACTGTTCTGGACTATTAAGGTTGATAGGGCTATCACCCATAAGATTCCTAACGTGTATTTGTAATTCATCTATCAACTCCTTCTTTTCTGCTTCAAACTCTTTACGAACATCTTCTAGCTTTTCATTATCCACCATAAACCCACGCTGATATATTCTAGCTAATGATACAGCCATTTCATTTGTAAGAGTAACTGTATTCATCAAGCCACAATCTTCTACTGTATTCAGGCGATATATAAGTTTATCTGACAACTGCTGTGTAGCATGAAGGTCAGCAGACAAGTATTCACATAATTCGTTGTATGGAATAGTGCGTGTGCTATAACCCTGCTTGAAGTAGTTCTTCAGTGTGTCTTGCTTCTTAGTGTCTAACTCATACCGTTCTGCACAAGCCTCAAGAGACAGTGGTAATTTCTGCCCACGCTGTAGAACATACTCTGCAAGCATGGTGTCAAAGACCGGGCCATTATATGTAAAGCCTGACTCCCATAACCATAACAAGTCGTGTGCTGCATTGTGCATGATAAGAACAGTTGCTTTGTCTAACCATTCTTGCACAAACGTATGACCATTTGGTGTGGCTGGCACATCGTTGTGGTCAAAGGTAATAATGCGTTCTTCATTTGTATCAGACAACATACCAACCATAGTCAGCGAGTTCTCTGGCTCAAACGGGTCAAGGTGTAACTTACCATCTCTAGTTACTGTAGTATTTTCTACATCAAGTGTTAATTTCATTCATCTTCTCCTTGTGTCTTTCAAGATACTTAACAGCGTTAATAACACTTGTCAAGTCATCTCTAAATCCACCAAGCCCATCATTGCAGTGTTTGCAAATGTATCCACGAAATGTGTTTGTCTCATGGCAGTGGTCAAGCACCCATGTTCCTAATAGTTTTTGACCATACTTATTTACTTCATCAATGGTGCGTTGGCAGATTGGGCATTTGTAGTCAGGGTCTTGCGGATATAAGTTTTCTTTTCTTAAATCTGCAATTACCTTTCTGTGTCCTTTTTGACAGGAACGGCAGGTTCTCTTTATCTCTGCTTCCCCTGTCTTAGTGTATGACATCTGCTGAAAGTTTGTGACAGGCTGTCGTATCTCACACTTGATACAAACAAGCCCATCCTCACAAACCTCTTGAACAATGTCAAACATTTCTAGCTGAGACATTATGCTTCATACCTTGCTGTCTTGTATTCAAGTTCACAATGCACTACACCATGCCAACCTGTCAGCTTGTTTTTAACAACATTCAGGTGACGTTGTGTGTCTTCTTCATCCTGACCATCAACAACAGGGTTCTTAGCAATCAGAACCATAAGGTCAGCTTCAGCTGCTTTACCTGTTCGTGAACCTTCCATCATGCTCTGGTTAAGTAACACCTTACCCTCTGCGTCTGCTGATAGCTGAGACATATAAAACACTGCACACTCATGCTGTTTAGCAATTTGTCTTGCATGAATAGCGTTAGCCTTCAGTGCTTCGTCTGCTCTAGCAAAGCCACCTGTTCGTGCAAACTTATCACCCATATCAAGAATGACAATATCAGGCTTGTAGGATTTACAGATGCTTTCCACCCATGACATATCACGACCAGTAGCATCCTTAATCTTAATGCGTTCCTTCACTGGTGCATACAGGTCACGTGCCTTGCTAGGATTAGCTTTGATTTCCTGCATGGTCATGCCTGTTGCTGCAGTAAGGTATCTAGCACCTACACGATGGTAGCCTTCTTCATTACACAAGATGATGCAGTTAGCACCCTGATGTGCAAAGCCACCCGGTGCAGCAATCAAACTGGCATGGAAAGAAGTCTTACCAGTATTAGGTCTAGCACCAATCTCAATAAGGTGTCCATCGTTAACACCCTCAACCTTGCGTGTAAGTGATGGAATATTAAATGTCCAACGTGCTTCAAGGTCATTACGTGATAGTAGTGTCTCTATGTCAATATCGTCCCACTCCACGTTTAGATTAGGTGTAAAGTCATCAGCATACTGCTCAAGCAATAGACGTAATGGCTCAAGACTAGACTGAGAACCATTAACATAATCAAAACCTAGATTAGCAATGTCTTCCCCAATAACCTGCTGGAACAGTTTGGATAGCACTTCTTGTGCAACGTCACTGCCCATAGGCTGTTCCTTCTTTATCTGTGCAAACAAAGAACTGTATGCCTGTTTCTGTGCAGTTGTGAATGTCGGATTGTTAGACATCAACAGTGCTTCAATCTCATCTGGTGTTACAGTGCGTTCATACTTATCCATTGCACTATCAATGGCCTGTTTAATCTTACGCACATCCTTACTGAAAAGTCTGTCAGGACATCTTGCACCACGATGGTTATCGTAGAACGATTTATCCATTAAACTTCTTACGAGTGATAATTCCATAATTCTTCTCCTGTGTTTGTTAAGTTGGTCATGTCCGTTGGGTTACGGTATTTTAGGTCATCTGTCAAGCGTAATACTTTTACTACATCTACGTGACCACGTAATTCTTTGGCAAACGCTAGTGTCTTTGGTAATGCATCGGGGTCTAGTGCAATTATTGCCGTTGAGAACTGTGCGAGATACCTCTTGTGTTCTTCTGATAACGATGTTCCCAACACAGCGACCCCAACAAAAACATCATTACCTACAACTGCGGCACTTACACAGTCCTCAACAACTACAGCCACCTTACCAGAACCATATACATAAGGCAAGCTACTTTTTCCATATCTTTTCCATTTAGGTAATCTTTTTAATAGTGACCTACCTGTAGCATCCACAATGACACCATCATGTCTTACAGGAAATACTATTCTATCTTCCTTTACATCATACATAAGACCATGTGTATCAAAGTCAATATCCCACATATCACAGAAACGTCTAGCGTGTAAAAAGTCACTACGTTCTACCACATAAGGGGGTAACTCAAACTTCTCTACAGATTTACTACTTGTATGATTAAAATTATCACGTATGTCATCCACAGATAGGTGAACTTTCTTAGAACCTTTAATGCTACAAGACACCTTGTAACAATTCCATACAAGAGAACCCATATTGTTTGTAACTGTAAATGTTTTATACCCACCACAGTTAGGACAATTAATTCTCTTTGTTTCTCCACTATGTAAGTCTAACTCACTTATAGTGTTATATATATTATACATTATAAACTTTCCTTTGCGGCACTTACCATGCTTTTATCATGCTTTTTTCGCTCCGTCAATGCCCAATTTGCACTTTTTAATGTATTTTTCAAATAAGGTTTCACTGACTGTGGATTAGCATGGCCTGTAACCGACATAATTTGTCCAATACCGACACCTGCTTCTACCAATTCAGTTGTTCCTGTTCTACGTAGGTCAGATAAACGTAACTCTTTTGGTAATCCAGCACGTTCCATTAACTCACGACCGAATAACGGCAATTTATGCAGTGTATATGGCCTGTATTCACCGCAAATGGGGTAAGGTCTAGGTGCAACATAAGGTTGAAAACCAAAGTCCTCATTTTGCTGGACGAGCATTTGCAAAAGATTTTCATCTATAGGTAGAAATACTTCTGCCTTACGCTTAGACTGTTTTATATGAACAGTTTTTTCAACAAAGTCTATGCTATCCCATGTGAGCATACGCATATCACCAAGACGCTGACACCACTCATATGCCATGTGTGCAATAAGACCGATGTTACGGGTGCTAAAATCGCTGTAGGCTACGTCTAATAGCTTTCTGACATCATCCCTACCCCAAACAGTGTTACGCTTCTCAGGCGTTCTCCTACGCACGTTAGCGAAGGGATTAGTAATACACAGTTCTTCACGTAAACCATGATTAAATACAATGCGTGTGACAGACATGACATGGTTAGCCATTGAGATGCCTTTTTCACACCATTCATTATATGCTGTCTTTGCCATTTTAGTTGTGATTTTATCTGCATCATACTGACAGAGGGATTTACCCTCTGCCTGTGTTTGTTTCATTACGTTCAGAAAGTATTTATATTGTGCTTTAGATTCATCACGTAACTGTCTGTATTCATAGGAAGAAAAGTAATCTTCTATAATTTTAGATAGCTTCATTATGCAGCAACCAGTTGCTTGAATTGTGGCGTGTCAATCCACTGTGCAACTTTATGTTCACGCTGGAACATTGATACTGCGTTTGTGTCATTGCCAGTGTTACGAAGCTGGAAGCCGTTACGTTCATCTGCATAGGTAGCGTAGTTAGTAAAAGCACTATACAGAGCAAACACATTGCGACCACGAATGCTTACTTCTTGGTTATACAAGGAAAACATTTTCTCAGATGCTCTGTCAGACTTCATGATTGATTCCAGTAATTCTTTAACATTTACTGTTGACAAATCTGTATTAGCCCAATGCTGTAAGCGTTCTGACTGTGCATAGAATGACTGCTTAGAATCATTAAGGTCACGAATAAATCTATCCATGCTAAAGTTAGATGTATTCTTTCTACGCACCTTATCATGCTCACCACGTATCATTCCATTTGTGCAGAAGAAATCAATAGCACCGAAGAATACCATGTTGGAACAGCTACCATCAATGCCATGTAATGCAATCACACGTTGTGCAACAGTAGTTTCGTGACGACTTGTCACAATTTTTGCTGTCACATTAGGTAGTGTCATGTCCATCAATGCCCAAGCATTTTTTCTGGCAGTTTTCCAATGTATGTTCATTCCATTACACTGTTCTTCACCAAGTGTTTCAGTCATTGTATTATGAACACCTGCAAAGAAGTCACCATGATTAGCACAGGTAAAGCTGTTGCCAACAACACCGAT